GTACTGGAGCCAGAGTGGAGAAAGGCGATTCAAAGCGCAGGTGAAAAAATTGGAGGAGATATAGAAAAATACGCAGGTAGACCTTTTGGATTCACGCCAACAGGACGCAGGATAGAAGAATGGATACAGACACGAGGTGGCGAATTAGCTGTAGCTTTGTCTGATAGTCAGCATCAAGCAATGAGAGCTATTTTACGGTACTACACTGTAGATAATCCAGTAAGCCCTGATGAATTAGGCAGGATACTTCGTCCTGTCGTCGGTTTGACACCAAAGCAAGCAGAAGCAGTGAGGCGATTCAGAGAAAATCTCATAGCTGAAGGACTACCGCTCAAAAAGGTAGAACATCAGGTGCTGAATTATGCAGGGTATTTGCACCGATTCAGGGCATTGAGAATAGCAAGAACGGAGCTATCATTTGCGTACAATTATGGACAGTTTGAAGCTATCCGACAAGCAAAAGAAGCCGGTTTTTTTGGAGGTGAAGTAGTAAAAGTTTGGCTTACAGCGCATGATGAGAGAACATGTCCTCACTGTGGGCCTTTAGACGGGCAAATGATTGGACTAGAGGAGACATTCCCGGGAGCAACGGAAAAAGTGCCATATATCTATACACCGCCAGCTCATCCTCTGTGCAGATGCACAGTAGGGTATCAAGTATTAGAAAGGAGGACATAGGATGGAACAAAAAGGCTTTAAGTTTGACGTGAAGTCAATAGACGAACAGGGCGTTTTCGAAGGTTATGCTGCCGTGTTTAACAATGTGGATTTAGGCGGTGATGTGATAGAGCCTGGAGCATTCAAGAAGACATTGCAAGAGAACCCAAGAATGCCGATTTTGTGGCAACATAACCCGACAGAACCTATTGGTGTAACGCTAGAAGCCTATGAAGACGGCAGAGGCTTAAAAGTAAAAGGGCAACTAAACCTTGAGACAACCAGAGGGAAAGAAGCCTATGCACTTTTAAAGCAAGGAGCTTTAAAAGGACTTTCTATTGGCTATGACTCTGTTAAAGAGGCATGGGAAGGCACAAAACGTATTCTGAAGGAGATTAGGCTTTGGGAATGGTCGCTTGTAACATTCCCGATGAATCCGCTTGCCCAAGTCGCAGAAGTCAAGGCAGTTGTACCGTTCCAAGACCTACCGCTTGCAAGTGAGGACAGGTCTTGGGATGCGGACGCGGCCAGGGCGAGGGTAGCGAAGTGGGCCTCTTCTGATGGGAGCGGCGACAAAGACAAAATAGATTGGAGCAAGTATCGTAAGGCTTTCCTGTGGTACAACTCCGATGAACCAGAGAACTTCGGTAGCTACAAGCTTCCTATTGCTGATGTGATAGATGGCAGGCTTATGGCAGTACCACGAGCAATTTATGCCGCTGCTGCAGCTATTCAAGGTGCACGTGGTGGCGTCAATATACCAGATAGCGATATATCTGCAATAAAACGACACTTAGAACGTTATTACCACAAAATGGACAGAAAAGCACCTTGGGAAGAAAAACAAAGCGATTTTGACATGCTTTTGTATGCCATCATAGGTGCAACGCATGAAATGAAAGCAGGTAGAGTTTTGTCGTCTGCTAATAGAGCTCTTGTGGAGCAAGCTATACAAGCTCTACAGGCACTCCTAGCCGCTTCGGAGCCGTCAGATGACACTCCGAAAGGTAGTGAGCCGCCAGAAAGCAAAACACAAGAGCTATTAGATAAGTCAATTCAAGAACTTAAAAAACTATTGGAGGTGTATTAAATGGATGAAGAAAAAGTTTTAGAGTTACAAAATCTCATCAAGGAACTGAGAGATAAATTCGAGGCAAAGGAGAAAGGGTTTTACACCAAGGCCGAATTTGAGGAATTCGAAGCAAAAATAAACGAAAGAATCGCACAGCTTGAAACAATGATAAAAAGACCGCCTGTTGATGGCAAAAATGTTGGACAACCAAACGAGAAAAAAGCTGCATTTTTCAAGTTTATGAGAGAAGGTAAATCTGTACTTACTCCAGAAGAGGTCAAAGCACTTGTATCTGATGCAACTGGGCAGATACTCATTCCAGAGGAATTGGAGAGCGAGATTTACAGAGAGCTTCCTAAGATAACTATCATCCGCAGCTTGGCAACTGTACGTCAGACCAGAAGTGACAGAATTAGGAGACGCAGCTTGACCGAGGTACAGGTAGGCTGGGGCAAGTTAGAGACTGGAGCTACTTTGACCAAATCTACCATGACACCGGGCGAAGAATTCCAATACGTCGAAGACCTCTACGGCCTCACCAAAGTTGGCGAAGACGAGTTGATGGATACCGACGTTGCTTTGGAGAGCATCATTACCAATTCTTTCTCCAGAGCAATAGCGGAAGCAGAAGACACAGCCTTTGTCGTGGGTACAGGACACGCTAATAAACAGCCTGAAGGTATTTTAAATAGCTCTGTAGCAACTGTGAATGCAGGGCAAGCAGGAGCTATTACAGCAGACGACATTCTCAAGCTCATCTATGAAGTACCTGCTCAATACAGGAGAAATGGCGTATTGATTGTAAACAGCAAAACAGAGCTTGCTTTAAGACTGTTGAAGGATACTAACGGGCAATACTTATGGCAGCCATCTTTGCAGGCAGGTACACCAGCAACATTTGCAGGATATCCAATCTACAATCAAGAGGATATACCCCAGATACCTGCTGCTGGGACTGCTGCTAAAGTTGCAATATTCGGCGATGTTAGAAGCGGATACAGGATAATTGATAGATTAGGCATGACTGTACAAAGACTAACCGAGCTTTATGCTGAAGCTGGCCTCATAGGCTTCAAGGTTCATTACAGAGTTGGTGGCAGCGTAATTAGACCAGACGCATTAAGAATATTAAATGTGCCAGCGTAATTAGACCAGACGCATTAAGAATATTAAATGTGCCAGCAGAGTAAGGGTGATTAATGATGAGAATTAGGATATTAAGGAGCATTGCAACAGCAGACCGGGCTTTTACGCCCGGTTCTGTTGTGGATGTTGATGATAAAACAGCAAAAGCATGGATACAAGCTGGAGTGGCCGAGCAGGATAAAAGCCTGCAAGGGCCAAGCGAGGTGAAAGAAAATGTATCTAAGGCTAGTGACACCACCGACAATAGAGCCAGTGACACTGGAGGAAGTAAAATTACATCTAAGGGTGGACGAAATCGAAGAAGATAGTCTGATTAGTGCGCTTATAACAGCAGCAAGGCAGAAGGCAGAAGAATATACACGACGTGCCTTCATCACACAGACATGGGAATTTGCGTTGGATTCAGCTAGTGGAAAAGTGTATCTACCAAGACCTCCAGTTCAAGCGATAAATGAGGTTATTTTGGATGGCGAAATAGTCTCGACCGAAAATTATGCTTTAGTAGGGCAGGATGTTTTTTATGCAAAAATTCCGATTAATGCCGTCAATCCTGCTAGTTTAGTGATACGATACACTTCTGGCTATGGCAACAACGCCAGTGACGTGCCGCAGGCCATACGACAGGCCATATTGATGTTGATAGCACATATGTATGAGGCAAGAGAAGGGGAAACGCCACAGGTGGAATATGAAGTACAGGCAAGAGCAGGAGCTGACATACCACCAATGGTTGCGTCGCTTTTGCGACCATATCGGGTGATGATGCTATGATTGGAAAATTAAGGCACAGAGTAACCTTGCAAGAGCTTGTAAAAACAGATGATGGTTATGGCGGCACAATAGAAACATGGCAGGATATAACTACTATTTGGGCAGCTATAGAGCCTTTAAGAGGCAACGAAAGGTATACAGCACAACAGGTACAATCCGAGCTAAGTCACAAGGTTACAATACGCTATCGGACGGGAATAAAGCCGCAGATGAGGCTATTATACAAAGACAGAATATTCGAGATAGAAGCGGTTCTTGACGTAGAAGAACGGCATCAGTGGTTAGAGCTTCTATGTAGCGAGGTGGTAGCAAGTGCCTAAAACATCAATAACGATAGACATAAAAGGAGTTAGAGAAACGTTGGGCAGAATTGACCTTACTAATGCTAAACTCCGCAAAGCTGTAAAAGAGCAGGTCGGTAAATCGGCGTTGAACATACAGCTTGGTGCAAAACAAAGATGCCCTGTGAGGACTGGAGCACTTCGAAACTCTATCACAGTAGATTTTTACGGCATAATGTCTGCGCAAATAGGACCTCATATGCCTTATGCACCTTATGTAGAATTTGGCACAAGAAAAATGGCAGCACAGCCCTTTTTATTTCCAGCATTCGAAGAAGAGAAACCTAAATTTGAAGAAGGTCTTAAAAAAGCCATTGAGGAGGCGGCAAAATGAAGTCGCCATTATTAGCACTTCAAAAAGCGATTTACGACCGCCTAAAGGCGAGTTTGACCTACCCTGTATACGACAATGTGCCAGACGGAGCAGTTATGCCTTACGTTACGCTTGGTGAAGACACGGCAGTCGATTGGAGCACAAAACTAGAAAACGGGCAAGAAGTGACACATACGTTGCATATTTGGAGCGAGTACAAAGGCATGATGGAAGCAAAACAAATAATAGACCAAATTATACAAGCCATTACCTCAACACCATTGGTTGTTGAGGGCTTTTTTGTTGTGTCTGCAAGGGTAGACGTGGTAGAAACCATGCGAGACCCAGAAGGGTATCGACATGGTATTGTGCGATTCAGATTCAAAATTCAAGAATAAGGAGGATGGTATAAATGCCAGCAGTAACTGGTGTTGATTTTATTATTCAGGTAAATACAGGAACAGAATCAGCGCCTGTTTGGACAACAGTAGCAGGGCAACAAAACGCAACACTCAATCGTGAGGTTGATGAGGCGGATATAACGTCAAAGGATTCAAACGGATGGTATGAAGGATTGCCAACAATCAGGAATTGGAGTATCGACTTTGACGGCTTGATAGTGGAAGATGATGCAGGATACCAAGCGCTAGAGGATGCATACATGAATAATGAGATTTTGCAGGTGCAGCTTGTCACGCCAGCAGGCAACAAGTATACTGGCAAGGCATACCTGACTGATTTCCCAATTGATGCGCCTTATGATGATGCAGCGACATATTCAGGCACATTGCAGGGTACAGGTCCTCTAACAAAGACGACAGCGTAAGGAGAGTGAATAACTTATGATAGCGCAATATGATGTTAAAGTTGGTGACAAAGTTTATTCATTGAAGTATAACAACAAAGCATTGCGGATGTTAGAGAAAACTTTTGAAATGTCTATTAGCAAACTTGGAGAGAAAATGCAAGG